AGCTTACGTTTAGCATCTGCTATCTTATCCAACTGTTGTTGTTGGTTTAAGTCACGATTCTCATTAGCCAAATCCAATGCCTTCTGAGTCTGCTCATCTGTTGGGATGAGAGTCTTAGCATAAGCATTGGTTGCTACACCTGTTTGCTTGAACGCATCTGCGTATTCGACTAAGCCTTCAGCTAACATTTGAATGACAGCGAAGAAACCTACTACAGCAGCTTTAAGAGCTTGAAACATAATGAATCACCTTTGCAAAAGTTAGGACATACGTTGATGTCCAATTGCTACCCGAATACACCAGAGGTTTAGGGAATAGCGATGAACAAAAGAACTAAGACCCACTCAACCATAAGGTCAAGTGAGTCAAGGGATTAGTTATACTTACGCATTGCTTCGATGTTTTCGATGTAATGTGCACAGCGAGCTTTACTTAGTTCAATGGACTTACCCAATAGACTAATGCGGTATTCGCATAAGGCACTACGTAAGCGAGGTAGCAAGCTATAGGTACTAAGTAGATTACCTATGTAAGCCATGACGTTGTATTCAAGGTCTAGCATGTATGACTGGTATTTAGATACTAACATTGGATTCACCTTAATAAAAGAAAGGACAATACGTCCAATTGCTACCCTAATACACCAATGACTCAAGGAATAGCGATAGACGTATTAACATGACGAACGAAGTGAGGAGTCAGGCAGGTAAGAATCCTTATTGGACAGTTAACATGGGGGAGGGTATTTCGCTTTTAGGGTAAGGATGTGAGAACCCTACTCATGTACTAAATTATAATGAACGACAAAAAGTTTTAGGTGTATGTTATAGGTTACGGTATGCGTTATCGTTATCGTTATATGTGTGGCTATATTAGTTATAATTATAAAATTAACTTAGCTTAACCAACCCACAGGAACGCGAACACAACACACGCGAAGCGAAGCGAGAGTGTGTGTTGTGTGATGCGAGTGAGTATAAAATCAGAAAAGAAACTTACTTAATTAGGTAGGTGAGTAAGTGCAGAGTATTATTCTACAAAATTTTATTGTTATAAATCAAATACTTAGGTCTTAAAATTACATACACTTTATATGTGAAATAAAAAAGGATTACATACGGTTTATATGTAATCCTTTTAAGTCTTATGCTATGCTCATTGTTACCACACGTTAAGCAAGCAAGAGAGTTCACTATGTCCAATACTATAGCAGTTGTTGGTTTAATCACCAACCTGTTTGATGATAAACAGTTACACATTCCTAGTGGTTCACGGGTATCTGTTGAACCACCTAAGTCTAATAACTACGTAGATAAACCACCATTTCTAATGCTTGGGAAAGGGGAGAAAGGTAAGATGTACACAGCATACCCAGTCATAGATACCTTACTTGACTTATCTAAACCAGAGGCTTGGTTTATGAAGATGGTGTTTAAGTACCATAGAGAGACAACAGGTATCTCTACGCTGCCTTACAGTAAGTTAACTGAAACCGAGAAGAGGGTACTTAATAAAGCTTATCAACTTTTACTTAAGCGTGACTTTGTACGTAAGGTTAAGTTGCATGACTATATGATAAACCCTTCAGCACTTATCACTAATAGATTCCCTGAACACCTTAAGGTATGGGAAGCACTCGACAAACCAAGACTAGGGAAACAACCTAAGAGTTACCAGTTTATCTCTTGGCTTCCTGAACACTTCTGGCTTAAGTCTTATAAGACATGGAATGCTAAAACTAAATCATACTTGAGTAAGTAAGTATAAGTATCTACTATACCCCCATGATTACTTAAATAAGAGAAGGTTATGGGGGTTCTTACTGTAGAGCAATTCAAACAAGCTCTGCCTAGTCAGTTCAAAGCATCAGTCAACCAAGAGTTAATTGACCAGATTAACACGACACTTGCTGACCCTAACTTATATGAAACTTACAGGGATAACTTACTAAGCTACTCACACGTTATGCGTGATGGTAAGTTTAAGATGAGTGATTACATCTTAGCAGTTAAGTACTGTTCCCATAAGATTATGGGAGCCAGTAACATTGATGCCTTTGTTAAAACATTCCCTGATAGATACCAGTCTTACTTAGCTAATGGTACTTCATCTAAAGACATTGCTTCTTATGTCACTGCATACAACAAGAATAAATTAGTTAACCTTATCTTAGAGCAGTCACTCATTCCTTCTTGGATTCTAAACCAAGACTTGTATCAGAAAGCCATTAACGTACAGGCAGGACTGATGATGGATGATACCGTCAGCCATAAGGTACGTAGTGATGCAGCCAATAGTTTACTCATTCATTTGAAACCACCTGAAGTACAGAAGGTTGAATTGGATATTGGTATTAAGAAAGATGGGGTGATGGATGACTTGAAGAATGTGTTGACTGAGCTGGCTTTGAAGCAACAGCAGTACATTGCAGCAGGTATCACACAGATTAGTGATGTGACCCAACAACGCTTAGTGAGGGTAGTCGAGCATGACAGCAGCCCTACCTAAGAAGGTTACTCAGTACCTAGAAGAAGTTAGTTACTCTGATAACAATAACTTCGTTCCTAGTACCTTCTCCCTTGAGATGGTTAACCTTATTAAGTTAATTGATGGGGGAATGACTGAGAACATTACACCCACTGTTCATTTAAAAATCTTAGATAGTTATGTGGATGTATCGGGTAAAGACGTTATCAATCTTTGTCACAGGGGTATGGCTAAAACCTCATTGATGGAGTACTTGATATTCCGTATTGCCTTGTATGGTGAATTGCCTAGCTTGGGCAAGATACCTCACATGATTTATGTAGGTGACACCATTGATGGTGGTGTGAAGAAGATGCGTAAGGCATTGGAGTTTAAGTTTAATAACTCTGATTTCTTACAGCAGTACCTACAAGAAGTTAAGTTCACAGACATTCGATGGGAGTTCATTCGTAAGGATGGTACTTCATTAGTGGTTTCAGCCTATGGTGGTAAGACCAACATTCGGGGTACGAGGGAGAATGGTTCTCGTCCTATCTTGGCTTTACTTGATGACATTATTACCGATGCTGATGCTAGAAGTCCGACTGAAATTGAGAACATCAAAACCAATATCAACAGTTCATTAGAAGCAGCACTTCATCCTAAACGTAGAAAGATTATCTGGAATGGTACGCCATTCAGTGCAGCAGACCCATTGTATGTAGCTGTTGAGTCTGGTGCTTGGATTGTTAACGTATTCCCTATCTGTGAGAAGTTTCCTTGTTCACGCGAAGAGTTCAGAGGTTCATGGGAAGATAGATTCGATTACGACTATGTAATGAAGATGTATGAGAAGCTCCGATTACAAGGAGCACTGGCTTCATTCTATCAAGAGTTAATGCTTCAGATTTTATCTGATGATACGCGGTTAATTAGTGACTCAGATTTGAAGTGGTACTCACGTAAAGCACTGATGGCTAACAAGGGTAACTTTAATTTTTATATCACTACTGACTTTGCTACCAGTGAGAAACAGTTTAGTGACTTTAGTTTTATCTCAGTATGGGCAGTAAACAACAAAGGGTTTAAGTATTGGGTTGATGGTTTATGTAAACGGCAGACAATGGATAAGAACATTGATGAGTTGTTTAAGTTCTGCCAGAAGTATTCCCCTCAATCAGTTGGTATCGAAGTTTCAGGACAACAAGCTGGTTTCGTTAGTTGGATTGAGAAAGAAATGCTTACCCGTAACATATTCTTCTCACTGGCTTCAGACAGTAACGAAGGGAGAGCAGGCATACGTCCTAGTACCTCTAAGCTCCAACGATTCAACGTAGCTGTACCTTACTTCAAGATGGGTGAGATGTTCTTCCCTGTCGAGGAGAAGGGTGGTGTAGCACTGGATGAGATGCTTGATGAGTTGAGCTTAACCACAGTAGGTGGGTTTAAGTCTAAGCATGATGATGCACTTGATACCATCTCCATGTTGCCACTCATGCCAATATGGTTGCCAAGTAGTTCTACTGAGTTTACGCAAGGCAAGTCAGCAATATGGGGAACTGCCGTTGAAACAGGTAGTGATTTTACCGCTAGTTATTTTTGTTAGGTGATATATGTTATTAACCGAGATATTGGATTCATTGGCTGGAAGTGAGTTAGCTAATCTAAATTGTGTGGTAGATGGTGCAGTCCTTACTGCTAAGATACCTGCCATTGTTACTGCTATTAATCTTGGCTTAGTAAAACTGTACACACGATTCCAACTAAAGAGACGCTTACTTACTCTCAAAGTAACTAGCACTCAATTGGTTTATAGTTTGGTTTCAGCTAATGCAGTCAGTGTTAACGTAGGTGGTTATATCTTAGATGTAGATGACCCATTTACTAATGACATTATCCAACTACTTACCATGACCTCAACAGCAGGGAATAATATCCGCTTTGATGGTTTCAATGGGGTAATTTAACTAGCCTGTCTAGTGCTTTGATTACCACTAAGCTGTGCACCTGCCATCATCTTAAGCAATTCAGAGTTATGCTGGGTCTTTTGTGCATCATTAGCTAAACTCCCTTTAACCTGCTCTCGTTCAATTGCACCTTGATTAGCTAAGGTCTGTTTATCCAATTCGCGTAGATGACTCTCCCCTGTTTGGTTCTGTACAAAGTTCTGAGACTTCAAATCAGCCTCGCCTTGTAAGTTCTCTGCGCGAGCTTGTTCAACACCCACCTTAGCACCTTGTACTTGAGACTTAGCTGCTGCCTCTTGTGCCTGTGCATTAAGCAATGCAATCTCAGCTTGTAACTTAGCCATCTCCAACTGTTGAATCTGTTCTTGCATTGGGTCAGGCGGAGCTTGGTAGTTCTCAATACGATTAGCCAAGTCAGGCATCTTACGTAGCCTTGCAATCTCAGACAGGATAACTTGAGCCAAACCAAGTCCCATCGTATTGCCCATCGTCTGTAGCATGAAGCTCAGTTCTTTGGCTTTGCTGTCATCTGACTCTGCGGTAGAGATAGAGAGGTTTAAATCATAATCCCCTGCCAAGTCATCAGTACGTACTGGAACAAACTCACCATTGGTTAAACGAACTACTTCTTCCTCTGTTAGCCACGCTGCATTCATGGATAACATCTTACGGCCAATAGTTAATAAGCCATGTGCAATACGTCTAAGAATACTCATCTCACGCTTACTGACGGCATCCATTGCTGAACGTACACCAGTAGCATTCTCACCTAAACCAGCACCAGTAATACCCTGTCCTGAGAATCCTTTGATACCTGATAAGGATTCAGCATCATTGTTCACATGATTGATTAACCACAACGCTGACTGAGGAATCTCAGGGAACTTGTGCATGAAAATAGCATTAGGATTACTTGAAGGGTTGTACTCGTAATCCAAACCTTTACGGTATTTAATTAAGTTAGTGGCATCCAATAAACCTTTAGGAATACCTGTCTGCGAGTTAGCAGACTTACCTAATAAATCAATAACACCACGAGTTACGGCACCAAGAATCTTCTGGTTATCCTCTAATAACTCACCATCAGGAATACCGTAGATAGAGTTATGTTCGGGGATATATGGAATGGCAACAAAGGGAATCTTCTTATCAGGGAATGGACTTTCTTCCATACGCACCAACGTATTACCAATCCATGAAGCCAAGATAGGTGTGAGTTCATCCTTGCCTTCAACATCACGATAGCCGTGATACTCATACACTGTGAGCTTCTTACGCGCTAAGTCAGAGAAGGTGAATGAACCCACATCACTGTAGTTATGGTTCGGAGACATTTGTTCTTGTAAACCTGAAGCCACTAGCTTGAGATTCTTATAACGACCATCTGCTTTCAAGTCTGCTAAACAGGATTCAAAACTATGAATAACAAACTTAGCTTTATCCATGTCCCCTTCACACGTAGGGTCAATCCTTACGTTACGGGTATTACAAACTTCTAA